TTACGAATTCTTTCTAAGATTTTCCATGATATCGACCGTTTCATTTCTCATCTTATCTGTTACATGCGAGTAAGTATCCATCGTAATTGAAATTCTGCTGTGGCCCAATCGTTCAGAGATTTCTTTCATTTTTGCGCCATTTTCGAGAAGAAGTGTAGCATGAGTATGTCTGAGAGAATGGAAGTTAAAAGAGAGGGAGAGTGCATTCGATATCCTTCTTGTGTTCCATTTCACCACACTTGGCGTAACTAGCTCACCGTCTTCCTTCGTACATACTGCATTTGAATCAATGTAGAGCTTTCCATACTTCATTCGATTTTCTAATTGTTGTTTCTTATGTTTTTTCAGAATTGTTAGCAATGTTTGTCCAATAAAAACCGTTCGATTGGAACTGCTTGTCTTTGGTGTACCATATACCCATTCGCCATCATTCTTTACCATTTGTTTCTCTACAGTAATTGTTCCATTTGAAAAATCGACATTATCCCACGTCAGACCACAAACTTCGCCAACGCGCATTCCCGTATAAAATCCAATATTTAAAGGAATATAGAAAGGATGGCCTTCAGGAGTGATTTCTAGCATATGATCAAAGTCTTCAAGAGAAATGATTTTTAGATCTTTTTTAGTCGTTGGTCGTTCTTCGTATTTTGGTATCTTTACATACAGCATAGGATTTTGCTTGATTAACCCCCAAGGATAAACTGCCATATTCAGCGCATTCTTAAGTACAGAGTGAGTAATAGTCATTGTTTTCTTCGAGTAACCCTTTTTAAATTCATCATTGATGAAATTTTGTAAAAGAGCAGGGGAGAGATCCGTAAGTTTTTTCTTTCCTAAATAACCATCTATATGATTTTTGATGGTAAATCGGTAGTTTTCATAGGTATTGTATTTTAGATTTAGTTTAACGTATTCCTCCATCCAAAAGTCAAGGTATTGTTTTACTCGAGTATCCGTACCTAAAAAGTATTGTCCTGTTTCGTCAATATCTGATAAAACTTTTCGTAAAGCAGCTTCGGCCTCTGGTCGGGTGTCTCCGCCAACTTTCTCCACTTTTTTTCTTGAGCCATCATCATTGATATCTTCAAAATAATAATACCAACGTTTTCCACGTTTTCTCACACCGCCACGCATAAAATCAGTCCTTTCATATTGCTATGTCATTAGTACGATAGTTAAATTCTTTTGGTACATATAGAGAGGGAATAGATGTAAAATCCGTATTTTTAATAGAAATATACGAACTTATGTTCTTTTGTGCTTAAAAAGAAAAGCCCGAAGGCTTCCCAGTTCATTAAATTTTTTTGAGCACAATTTTTTCCGCTGACTTTAATTTAGTAATAGGACTTGCAAAAAGATATTCATTGGCCACTCTTTTTTTATTAGCTGAATATTTTAAGGAATATTCAAAAGTTTGTTCAATATTAGCATATAAGTCTGCTATTTGAGGCGCTTTATCATACGTTAGGATCCAATAATAATCGTCCATACTCAAGATTTTATCCTTCATTTCAGCATGTTGCTCATGATTGTAAAAGGATAAATATAAGGACTGACCTTTATCATAATAAGGAGGATCAAAAAAAGTAAATAATCTATCTTTGGAGTAGTCGTTTTTTAGGATAGAAACTAAGTTTGATGCATCTTCGTTGTAGAGATGTATTCTATTTTTGTGCTTAGCTATATTTTTAATTTTTTTTATTAAGTTATCTTTATTGAATCTACAGTCAATTTTATATTTTCCACTTTGTGATTTTCCGCCGATAGGTCCTCCAGAAATTATTCCACTAACATTTGTACGATTTAGAAAGAAAGTTGCGAAAGCTCCTTTCAACGATTCGAAATTTTTCCCATATTTAAGATATATTTCTTTTTGATTATGCCATTCTTTAATAGTAATTGGAGTAGCATTAATTAAGTTTATAAACTCTTCTGAATTATTAATACTCATATTCCAAAAAGAATATATAGCAGGATCAAAATCGTTAATTATGACTTCGTCAACATGATTTCCTAATAGTAACTCAATCGTTACTCCGGATCCACCTGCGAAAGGTTCACAGTATATAGGGTTTGTAATATTATTTAATTCAATAATATTTTTTACAAATCTCCACAATTGACTTTTTCCACCAGGATAACGTAACGGTGACTTAGTATATGGCATTAATATCACCTCCACCTTAAGAATACCAAAAAAAATATTAATTGGCCAGAAATTAAACACGATTTGCCATAATCTTATTAGAAACAGACTCAAATACTTTTTTTACCTTTTTCATCCAACAACTTAATTCTTCAGTTTTATTAGCATAATAGTAATTTAATATTTTTGAATGATATGCAAATTCAATTAATTCATTTTTTTAGACTTCAGATTTTTTAGACATAGTTCTGAATCTTTTAAAATTAATTTTTCTCTAATTTTGTCACTTGTATATAGAGCTGTTTCAGGATCTTCATCCAATGTTCTCCAGAATTTGTAATGACTTCTATCGTTTTCAACCAGCTCATATATTATCGAGTAAAGAAACCCCTCAGGAGAAAGATAGCCTGGCAAAGTTACAATATTTTTATCTAACGATTTCGGTGTTAGTCTTTCTGTAATAGATGGATTTTTCATGTAATCCTCAATTCGTATTTTATCACGGGAGTTTGCATCACCATCCAATACTATTACAACACTACTAAAGTGGTTATCAGTTCTTGGTAATTTTATTAGTTGTTCAGATCCTAAAAAAATCGGGATAATTTTATATGGTGGTAATTCAAAATCTAAATTTAAAGATCTAGCTGCATCAACTAATAATTCAAATACTAATTTAGTTGATTCATCTTCACAATAAACTTTAGTTTCAGGCTTTTTAAAGGTAAGTTCTTGAAATAAATCTGCTTTTAGAAGCTCATATGAATTGAATTTCATTATTGATGGAGTGCTTACTCCTTTAAAATAAACAAGTTGATATTGATCTGGATTTTTTTCTTTTAACGAAATTATTTCTTTTAATATAGTCAAAGAATGCGAGGTGAGAAAAATTTGCAAATTTAAATCTACACTAAGTCGGTTTAGTAGATTAAATAGATTGACTTGAGCACTGGGATGTAATGAAGCATCTACCTCGTCTATACAAAGAATACCACCTTCATAATTATCAGATAAAGATAGTGAATAAAAATCGACAAGAGCATTAACAATGTATCCAATATTATCTTGACCAACTGACTGAGTTTCAGCTGATGCGTTCGCAGGAGGAACAAAAATTCTTTTTCTACTATTTACCTTTTTTGTCATAGATTCAACGTGATTATACTCGTTAATTGAATTCGGAAGTATTTCATTATACCAGTCAGCAAATTTTTTGTGAAAACCTTTTTGAATTATGGTATTAGTATTCCTCATAACTGTCGATTCTACTTCTGTTTCACCAGTTGGATATAGTCTCGATAGACTTAAATAAATTGTTGGTATAGGAACTCTGGCAGAATCTGTAATACCTAATTTGTCTTTAAGTTCTTTTTCAGATTGAGTTACAGTATCTTTACTGTCTAATGTTGGATAAGTTCTGGGCAAAGCTCTTACTCCACGATTTGAATCTGTGTCATTTCTAAAACCAATTCGCTTAGCAAAAGTAAATTTATCTGAAGTCTGATACTCACAAATGAGTCTGTATTTTTTTAAGGGCTCATTAGCAATTATTGTAAAGTAATCATCAAATTCTGGTTGAAATAGTTTTTTATCAAGTCTTTTTTCATTGGTACCTGTTGTAGAGGCAATTAATGAAAGTAAACTAGATTTTCCTACACCATTATGGCCTGATAGTACAGTTATTCTACTTCCAAGTGTGAAGCGTAAGTCAGTTAGATTTCTAAACTCTTCGATAGAAACCTGTTTTAACTTTATTTCCATGATTATTTCTCCTTGCTTTGGCTAAAAATGCATATCCAAACTGTGATTGTTTAAAGAGGATAAGATTCAAACTGTTCTATAAAATTTTAAATTGTTGTTTTTAAGTCTTCCCCTGTAACTTTTTTCTTACTCATATTTTCCTCCAAAAAATAAAATAATTTACTCCCACTTAATGGCAGGTAGTGATAGTCGCCATTAATAAAAAGAAAAGCCCGAAGGCTGATCTCTAAACTGTAGCTTTAAATTTTGCAGCTTTCTCAAATGAAACCAAAGGGCTAAAGTGAATCTCTATTTCACCAGTCTGATTTAGAGCGAAGTGAGCTGTACAATCCATTTCTTTTCCAGGCGCAACAGATCCCATAGTATTATCATTTGCATAAGAATCAGATTTTTTATTATCAGAACCATAAACTTCCACATCTGCACCTACAGGCAAGTCGCTATCTCCATCGTTCTTAATAGTATAAGTAATTTTCACTACTTGTGCTGGTTGAGTTTCTTCAAATTGATTTCGTTCATCGGTTAGTTCGACACTATTTAAAGTATACTCAGCATCACCAACCTTAACCGTATCACCAATTTTATAGAAACTTTCGCTTTTTTCTTCTTTTGATGATGAAGTTGAGGCAGAGGCTTTTGATACTTTTTCTCCACCATTGTCACTAGCTTTGTTATCATCAGATCCACCATTAAGAGCAGATCCTATAATTACTACAACAATCACTGCTAATATCCAAAACCACACTCTTTTATAAAAAGGTTTTTTCTCCTTCATTACGTAAGTTTTTCCATCTTCCCCTGTAACTTTTTTCTTCGCCATTTTTTCCTCCAAAATTAAATGATTTACTCCCACTTAATGGCAGGTAGTGATAGTCGCCACAATAAAAAGTATTATTTTTGAATTTTATAACTTTCCCCACAAAGTAAAAAATTCAATACTTAATTATTCAAATATTAAAAATTTCAAATTAAAAATTTATAAGCATCTTTCGGAAGTCCATACAGTTTAGTCAATAAATCAACTTCTCTTGGAAATTGATCCGTATCATCTTTGTAAAGAGAAACGATGAGATTAGCAGCAAAGCAGTTAGCTTCACTCTCTGTTTTACTTCTAGAATTTCTTGTAGAGACGTAATAACTTGATAATCCTTTGTGGAAAATGGCATGACCAAGCTCATGGGCGCAAATATAAAAACGCTCTTCTGATTCTTTCAATTCGTGGCTTAAGAGAATGACGGATCTCCCTAATAACTCTTGAAATTGTCCTTTCGGGTTATTCATAAATGGCACGTACTTAATTTGAATGCCCATTTGTTCACAAATGATAAAAGGATTAGCAGAATTATATTTCTGCTTTAATTTACCAGCTAGATTTATTACGTCTCTCTCCATAAAAATCACTTCTCTTTGCTTTTATCTTCTTTTCTAAATTCCCAGAACAAACCTGTTAAAATATCTTTAACACGCTGTCTCTCTTCATCTGTTAAAGTTTCACCGCCATAAGCCATATCTACGTTTGAATCAAGTATTTTATCGAGTTCAATCAAATCATCTTTATCTGCCCAATCCGGAGTTTGATTTCGACCTAATAAATAATCAGTTGTGACATTAAAATAATCAGCAAGTGCTGTTAGGGTTTCTCTGTCGGGGCTTCGTTCCCCACGTTCATAACCAGAAATTGAAACTTTAGATACATGGATAATATCACCTAATTGTTGTTGGGTTAATTTCTTACTTTTTCTTAATTCTTTTAATCTGGTTCCAAAGTCCATGTTAACACCTCGTTTCTATTATGATTTTATCGTTAACAAACGGTTAACACAAGGAATACAAAAAAAGTTAACTAATTGTGTAATTTTTTATTGACAATTAACAAATAGTTAATTAAAATATAGTTAACCTGAAGTTAACAAAAGGAGGGACTTAAATGGTGCTAAAAAATCTAGAAAAAATTAGAAAGGAAAACGGCAAAACATTTCAAGATGTAGCTGATAAAGCTGGTCTAACTAAAGAATTTTACTGGATGATCGAGAAAGGAAAAAGAAAACTTTCCTATGAAAATGCAGTCAAAATCGCTATGGTGTTTAATAAAGAACCAGACGATATTTTTTTAGAGACAGAGTTAACTAAAACGGAACTAAACTAAATGATGAGGAGATGATGCTCACTATAATAACTTTCTGTTTCTAAAATATTGTCGGGATATTTTAAAGGAGGTTTCTAAATGAAATTTTTAATAATAGCAATATGGATATTTGGAATACTTTGTATTCAGTCAATGCGTAAATTAGCACCTAGGAATAGTTGGTACCCTTTCTACGCATTGCTAGTTTTATTAATAATTACTAGTTATCTATTATCCGTCTAATATCGTACAAAAGTGTTTCTTTCATGTACAAGCTAGTCTTGCTGATGTCGCCATTAACGACTAATTCATAGAATTCCGTAAAATGATCGTAAGCTTTTTCTGGAACATAAGGTAAACATTTATAAAAGGAAGATTTTAATGCCATTTCAGATTTAGTACTAAGTGTATTGCCCATATATTCCCCGTAATATTTGAGAAAGTCTTCGAATAGAGTTCGAACATGGCTGGAGTATTGTTCATATTTTTTCTGCTGAACTTCTAACTTTTTTACTTTCAGTAAATACCGATTGTTAAGTAGTGTAGTTAAAATCGGTGAAATAAGGGCCACTAAAGCAACAATTACGGAAATTGTAATTGATAGATTAAATTTCATAATTATCACCTCGCTTTCGAGATGATTATACCAAATAAAAATAACGAGGAGGAATCCTTTTATGACACGCCAAGAAAAAATAAGCATCGTTTTAGATGCAAGACCTCGAATGATCCATATCATCAAATGTGCAAATGATGATCAACTCGATCGTCTAGTTGAAGAAGTCCAAAAAGAGCTTGAACGTGAATTAGACGAAGCAGCTTTCGTTTGATTCTTTAAATTAATAGTATAAAAAAATTGCTCGTATTGATATACGGGCGAATAAGAATATGAGGTGTTTAAACTGTTAAAAAATCAAGTGTTATTCGACAATCGTTAGTCGAAGTAATTAATAAGAGTGGTGAGACCAAAAAGGAAATAGCAAGACAAATCAACGTCTCTCAACAGTCATTAAGCGATTGGACAACATTGCTTAATACGAAGCCCGTGACGTTGGAAAATGCTCAGGCGTTAACGGATCATTTTAGAGATTCAGATTTCACTCTTCAAGTGATTCATGAGTTCTTTGGTTTATTTAAATCAATAGATGGTGATGTTTATAGAAGAGATCCATCTTCATTAGACAAGTTGCAAATGATTGAATCAGATGAGCGGAAACAGAAGAAGCAAGAAGTAGAAAAAATTCTTCTTAAACAAGTAAATTACTTAACTGTTGATGATCGTCAACAAATCATTGCATATGCTTATGAATTTTTAGACGAGATTATGGTGGAAGTGACATTAATAAGTGCGTTGTGCGAAATACTTGGAATCGATATTCGCAAGCTTAGTGAGGAACGGCTATCGTACTGGGTGGTACAAGGATATATGAAAGGATGATTGAAATGGAAACATTGGAAAATATTTTTCCAAAAAAAGTTGTCTTGAAGCGCAACAATAAAAGAAACATTGAAAAATTAACATACTCAGTTACTGAAGCGGCATTAGCTATAACAACAAATCCACAAAACGTAAAAGCTTTGATCGATATGGGGTACTTGGGTTGCTTAAAGATTGGAGAGATACGGATACCCAAAGCTGAAGTTAACCGTTTTTTAAACAATTATATGAACCAAGATTTGGCTAGTGAAATTTCAAATTTTAGAAAGGGGAAAAAAGTATGAAATCAAATTTTAGGATGAACGTCAGAGCAGGACTGCTACTGATGCTGATAGGTAGCGTTCTTTCAGCTTGGAACTGGCGTTTCGCTGCAATTTCATTTGGAACATTAGTGGTAACGTATCTAGTCCGCGAATCAATGAAAGAACATCCACAAAAAAGACCGACTAGCGACGGCCATCGCTAATCGGCAACATAACAAAATATCTTATCTGTATTTTAGCATGAAAGGAAGGCTAAAACAATGAACGATTTTGGACAAGCATTAGATCAGTATTTAACTACTCCAGAATGGGGCACACCACACGAAGAGGAGGAAGACGATGAGTAAGTCTACTTTAGAAATGAGCCATCAAGAATGGCTTGAGGATCGTCAAAAAGGTATTGGTGGTTCTGATGTTGGAACGATTTTAGGATTGAACAAATGGAAATCACCTTATCAATTATGGCTTGAAAAAACAGGGCAAGTCGTACTTGAAGAAATAGCAAGCGAGCCAGCTTATTGGGGCAATATCTTAGAAGAAGTAGTTGCTAAAGAGTTTCAAGAACGTACAGGTAAAAAGGTTCGCAGAAGAAACCAAGTCTTTGAACATCCATTGCATCCGTTTCTAAGAGCGAATATTGATCGTGATGTAGTGGGAGAAAATGCCATTCTGGAATGCAAAACAGCCAATCAATTTCTCGGCAAAGAGTGGGAAGGTGAAGAAGTACCACTCAGTTATCTCTGCCAAGTTCAACATTACATTAACGTTCTAAACAAAGACTATTGTTACATCGCTGTCTTAATCGGTGGTCAAAAATTTATCTGGAAGCGGATTGAACGAGATCAAGAGTTGATCGATACAATCACTGAACAATTAGTAGAGTTTTGGGAAACGAATGTTCTTGGAGGCATCGAGCCAGTTATTGACGGTAGTCAAGCGACAGCTGATTTCTTGAAAGAAAAGTATGCAGATGTTGAAGACGTTCAAACGGCGTTGCCAATTCGTTTTGATGAACTAGTTGAACAGAAAAACGAACTCAAACGGACTAAGAAAGAAATTGAATCAGCTATTCGACAGGTGGACAACGAGATCATCAGTGAATTAGGTAAACGTGAAGCTAGTATCGGGATCACTCAAAAAAACATTATCAGTTGGAAACTTGTCCGTACGAGACGTATGAACTCGAAGAAACTAGCAGAGAAATATCCAGATATCGCAAATGATGAAGAGATTTATAACGTTACTGAATCAAGAAGGCTAACCGAAAAGGAGATCAAATAATATGGCAACAAATGAATCGTTAAAAAACAATTGGCAGCAAAGCCACAGAAACAAGTTGCACCAGGTCAATTAGGACTTAAAGCTTTGATGAATACACCAACAATGAGAAAGAAGTTTGAAGAGGTGCTTCACGATAACGCTAATGCTTTTATGTCGAATGTGATGACACTGGTATCAAATGATAGCTATCTTGCTGACAGCGAACCAATGTCCATCATGAGCGGCGCACTGACTGCTGCGACATTAAATCTTGGGTTAGACAAGAATCTTGGATATGCCTATCTAGTTCCTTTTAATAGCAAAAACAAGCAAACAGGAAAATGGGAAAAGAAAGCTCAGTTCTTACTCGGCTACAAAGGGTACATCCAGTTGGCTCAACGGTCAGGTAAATATAAAGCATTGAATGTCATTGAAGTATATGAAGGCGAATTAAAAAGTTGGAATCGTCTTACTGAAGAGTTTGATTTCGATCCAAACGGACGGAAGTCAGATGAAGTTATTGGGTACGTGGGTTACTTTGAACTGCTAAACGGCTTTAAGAAAACTGTCTATTGGACCAAGCAAGAAATAGAAGCACATCGTATCGCGAACAGCAAAGATCGTGACAAAACCAAATTAAGCGGTGTGTGGGCATCAGATTACAATGCGATGGCTCGAAAAACTGTTCTTAGAAATCTCCTTTCTAAATGGGGAATTTTATCCGTTGAAATGCAAGAAGCCACCACCTCAGACGAAAAAGTACAAAAAGTCCAAGAAGATGGGAGCATCATTTCTGAAACAGAAGTCGAAGAGGATATCCCTGAAAGAAAAGAAGCAGAAAAAGTGGAAATAAATACTGACAATGGCTCAACTGCATTTGAAGAATATGCAGAATCAGTTCAGACAGATGAAGCACAAGAATCGCTGTTCGATGCATCGAATCCACCATTAAATAAATAGTGAGGGAGTTATCTCCCTCTTAACATCAAAACGAAAGGAGGAATACAAGATGGTAGATGGTGTGTTCGTGAAGTCGAGTGATTTGGAGGATGTGAAATGAAATACGAAATACCACTAAGTGAAGCGGGCATTCAAGCAATTATCAATGGTCGGGAGGTTAACATAGAACTTCCTGATGGTACTGAATTAGTCATCAGACAAAGTTATTTGAAAGATATGGCAGCTCCAGTATTAATTGATCGTTTTAACGTGACTGATTCTGTGGTAGAGAACCACTTAAAAGAATTTCGATCAAGTATAGACGACACTTTCAGATTAGGGAGTTGATTCACAATGAACAACAGACACCGCAGAGTAACAAAACTAAGAAAACAAGAACTGAATGTGTTAAAGGCAAAGTTTGAAAAAGAATACGGAGTTTCTGCAGAAGAAGCATATAAAGTGGCAAGTCAGTGTGTTGCTGATGTAAGTGATGCTATTCGTAAGTTTGGAATTTCGATATTAAATGATGATTGTAAATGGGAGGAAATGAGATGAAACTAAAAGACGGATTTTACGCTAGTAGTCATGGTATCGGCGGTTTAATGCTAGATATGCCGACAAAGAACCCTAAAACACGTAAGAAACCAAAATTCAAAGTCGGTGACATGGTTCGCTGCGAAGCAGAGGAGTTCATCTATCCGTTTCGTGGATATGTAGAGCAACTCTATAATCACTCAGCGATCATTCGTATTGAAAACACGATGGAATGTGATAAGTGGTTAGCGAAAAGTAAAGAGAATTTAGCAGTGGTGAGATTGGTGGATATGAAGGCTATATAAACAGCGAAAAAATGTACTTCTAAGAGAAAAATTTATTTTTTATAAAAATAGGAAAGTATCATTATGAAAAAGACCACAGAGATAAATAAACCTACCACATAAAAAATGAATATTTCTTGCGATTCAATATAGGTATATTTAACAATTTGTACAATAAAAAATACTATAGGTAAAAAAGATAACATGAGGAGCTTATTTGTTCTAGAGTGTTTGACAAAGTAACAAAATGCGACGATACCAATACAAACGGGAATCCAAAATAACAGCATGCTCCACATAGTCACTCAACCATCTCCTATACGCTTTATTATCAATAGATAATATCATTTTTCGTAATAAAGATAAAAAATAAGTAAGGCTTCTCATTAAAATATAAAAAAGACAGCCGACCACTGGCTGTCCTTAGCAGAATATTGAAATAGTGAGCCATCTGTTTTCCGCCAGATAGCTCAACATGTATATGGATAGTGAGCGTAACCTCACTACTCGAAAAGTTTAGCACAGTTAAAACAGATAAAACAATAAAAAAGCCGGATCGCTCCGACTGATTCAATAAATCCAACACATTTATTATATCACATAAAGGAGCGGTTTGACTTGATGCAATTGTTACGAGAGGTAGATTTCAAACAGACAAGATGTAATGCGAGAGATGTGCTGAAGAACTTTCGGCGTTTGGAGCGGATGGCAGGTCGCTCTTTGATAGATATTAAGTCGCCGATTATAACGGATATGCCGAAGGCGCCGAAGCACGGCAATAAGGCAGAAGACGCGATCATTCAGATGATGGATATAGAAGCGGAGAGAGATGCGATTCTAGCGGCTTTGATGGCTCTTAGTCTGATTAGTCGTCAGATACTCTACTACAGCTTTTGTGACGTAAACAAGCACTCTAATTATGAAATAGGGCAATTGATACGAGGATACGGAGAGAAGAATGTAGAGAAGCTGAAATCCATCGCATTGATCGAATTTGCTGAAGCATACAAAAAAGGCGTGTTAGTTCAGTATCGTTGATTTTGTAGGGTTTTTGTAGGGATAGTGTAGGGTTTTTGAGCGGTTTAACGTGATATTATGGTAGTGTCGAAAGATTAGTGATAGGTCTTAGACAAAATAAAAAACGCAAGGGAGGAAATCTCCCTCATCGTTTAATTAAGCTTTGATAGACAGCAGCGGAAATATTAAGAATAAGGATGTGAACTCAACTCCTTCTGAATTCTTCGTATGCTGCTGTCTATTAAATTATTTAAGGAGGGGATTGTATGCATCATTATATAAAGGAGGCTGCATAATGAGAAACTACTGGTACGTATCATTATCTAATAGATATCCTCAACCAAGCACAAACGATCCGCCGAGAATTGTCCAATCGATCCAAATAAAAAGCAAGTATTCTATTGTTGAGATGACTAGAGAAGCAGAACCATGTGAGATTGATGCGTGCAAGCTCGTTTATTGCGGTCATGGTTTCTATTCAGATAAACACATACAGGAAAATCTTTCAAAGTATGTGTAGATTACAAAACAAATGTTGCAAACAAGCGAGGTGGTGTCACATGTGAAGAAATACGAACTAGCTAAAGATGATTATGAAAAAGGGTTGAAGTATAGAGAAATAGCGGAAAAGTATGGTGTATCCATCAGCACAGTAAAGTCATGGAAATCCCGTTACTGGTCTCGAGAAAAGGTTGCAACCAAGAACGCAACTATTCCGAACAACAAAGGAGCACCAGAGGACAACAAAAACGCTGTTACCCATGGCCTTTTTGCCAATTGGTTACCTTCTGAAACATTAGAAATTATGAATGAGGTTGCAACCTCTAAACCTGAGGATATATTATGGAATAATATCATGATCCAGTACACGGCTATTATCCGAGCACAGAAAATCATGTATGTTGATTATGAGGGTAGTTTGTCCAAAGAAGTTTCTAAGTGGTCCTCGAGTGATTCTGGAAGTTCAGAAGAATATGCTATTCAATATGCTTGGGACAAGCAAGCTAATTTCATGAATGCACAATCAAGGGCTATGAGCACGCTATCTAGCTTAATTAGACAATTTGTCTCTATAGCTGATGAACATGATGAACGTAGAAAGAAACTAGAATACATGGATGTACAAGTCAATTTAGCAAAAGCACAATTGAAGCAGTTAGATGATGGCTATGATCCGACAGAAGAACAAACTGTAATTATTGATGACATTCCGTTAGTTGAAAGCGAGGCTGGTTCAAATGGCATTAATGGCCAAGAAACAAACTCAAATTAAGACTACGGACTTGATTAACCCACATTTTTATAAGATGTGGCACACACAATGTCCGTATGTTTTGATGAAGGGTGGACGTGGATCGTTTAAATCATCTGTTATTAGTTTGAAACTTGCTACTGAAATGAAGAAACACACGCAAGCAAAACATAAGGTTAACGTTGTTTGCATGATGAGTCAGCACAAGTATTTACGTGATGCGGTTTATCTTCAAATCAAATGGGCATTGAATATGCTTGGGATTGCTAATGAGTATAGGTATCGAATGTCGCCATTGACGATCATCCACAAGCGAACTGGTTCAGCATTCTACTTCTATGGCGTTGATGATCCATTGAAACTTAAATCTAATGCGATAGGCGATATTATCTCATTGTGGTATGAAGAAGCTGCTAACTTTCAAAGTAGTGAAGTATTTGATCAAACAAATGCTACGTTTATTCGCCAACGCTCTAAGTATGTGGACCAAGTAAAAGTTTATTATTCGTGGAACCCGCCAAAAAATCCATACGATTGGGTCAATGAATGGGTAGAGAAATGTAAAGAGCTGGATGATCACTTAGTGGACCATTCTACTTACTTAGATGATGAATTAGGTTTTACTGATCCACAACAACTTAAACTAATAGAGACTTACCGCAAGAATGACGAAGACTATTACAAGTGGCTCTATCGTGGTGAAGTCATTGGATTAGGGACTCATATCTACAATATGAATCATTTCCAACCTTTAGATAAAATGCCGGATAATGACTACATAGCGAATCTTTATTTCTCAATCGATAGTGGTCACCAGGTATCTGCAACAACATGCGGGTGTTACGCGCTTACTAGAAAGAAGAACGTAATCTTGTTAGACACGTATTACTATAGCCCGGCAGGTAAAGCAAATAAGAAAGCACCGACCGAACTATCAAAAGACTTGCAGACATTGGTTCTGATATTTTAGATGCAGTTCAACATCCAGTGGAGTTTGTTAAAAAAGCTATTTCGGAACATGTGAATTTTGATGCTACTCATCCAGTATTTGATATTGCAACAGGTGGTGTCAAGAAAGTAACGAATGGCGTTATGGATTGGATCAAAGATAAAATAGCAAGTTTTGGCTCTATTGGTGGAAGTTTTGATGGAGCAATGGCTGATAATGTTTATAAATATTTAGTCGATATTGCAAATCAGACCGTAAGTAAATTTGGTATGAGTGGAATAACTTCGGGGTATCGACCAGGAGACCCTTACTACCATGGAAAACACCAAGCGATTGATATTGCTTATCCTGCTGGAATGAATGGTTCAAGCAAGTATTTTGACCCTGCAAACTGGGTATTTGAACACTTTGCTGATAAGGTTGGCTATGTTATCACACAAGGGAAAGTTCGAGATAGAACAGGCCAATCAGGACAACCAGCCACAGGTGAATGGGAACCTTGGCCAGATAACGATCACTATGACCATTTACACATTACAGGTAAGCTTGGCTCAGGTGATATTTATAAAGCAGGCGAAGGTGGCGGAAAAGGTTCGCCTACAGGTTCTGGCGTTGCAAGGTGGACTAGCCAATTAAAAGAAGCCTTGCGGATGAACGGATTGCCAACTAATGCTTCGTATATCAATACTTGGTTAAGGCAAATTGAAACTGAGTCGGGTGGTAATGAACGAGCCGTTCAAGGTGGGTACACCGATATTAACTCCATAAGTGGCGATCTAGCCAAGGGACTTTTACAAACTATTACAGCAACGTTCAATGCATTTAAATTTCCTGGTCACGGAAATATTTTCAATGGCTTTGATAATATGTTAGCTGCAATCAACTATGCTAAAACTCGATACGGATCATCTATGCTTTCGGTAATTGGTAACGGACACGGTTATTCAAATGGGGGAGAAGTATTTGGTCCAGAGTTAGCTATGTTTGGTGAAGATCCTGCTTATCCATATGAAATAAACATCAATCCTGCAAAACCAAGTGCAGACATGCTGATTCAAAAAGCGATTGTTGCAAGAGAAAGATACAAACCAGCCGTACAAACAAATCAAGCAGTTTATTCAAATCAACATCCAAGTGGCGGAAATGAGCACAAAACGATGAGTAAAAAAGATATTGAAACAATCGTTCAAGCGTTAAATGAAAGACCAGTGCGTGTCGAAAGTATTCTAGACGGTAAGAAAGTCAGCAAAAGTGTAGATGAATATACTGGTTCATCATTATCAAGAAAACTATATATGAGAGGAAAGAATTTCAATGGATGATAAAACATCAGTATTTCTCCAATTTAGTACAGGTAAATTTGACTTACTAGCAAATTACCGAATAAAAATCATTGATATAAAAATTGGGATGCCAGTACCTAAAAATGAATTTTCTTCTTATGCAGGTTCAGTAGGAAAAAAGCTGCTGACACACTCATTTGATTCTTTTCCTATTACTTTTGAATTTGATTATTTTGCAGACAATCTAAATGATCTTATTTTGACTGAAACAGAATTGAGAGAACTATTTAATAAAGAAGCTGAATACTACTTTATCTATACGAAAGAACCTGGTAAAAGATTTCCAGTGATCGTTGAGAGTATTACTATAACCAAAAAGGCATATTTTAAAGGAAATTGTGTTGTATCATTTTCCGCCTATAAAGGATATTCTGAATCGATGGCAACGACTTTATCTGATTTCAGTTTGGATGAGGATTGGCAGTTTTCTCAAGGTCTAGTTTCTGAAGATTTTAGTTATACACACAATACTAGTTTCTTTAAGATTTTTAATGCTGGCAGTTTTGAAATTGATCCGAGAGAGTCAGATTTACGTATTACCCTCGAAGGAGAATCAGAAGGAAATGTGACTATTTTCAATAAGACCACAGGCGATCGTTTCATTTATTATCCATCACTTTCTACAAATCTCGGTCAGACGTTAGTTTTGGATGGTGTATACCCAAAATTGAATGGTGTAAGCTGTGGTATTGATACAAACCATGGACTAGTCACTTTAGCTGAAGGGGTCAATGAAATCGAAATTCAAAATATTACTAGAGTGAAATCTTCTTGGGATTTCCGTTTCTTGTATAAGTAGGTGATACTTTGAAAAACATATTAATACGCAATTATGAAGAAACAAAAGAGGAAATCCTTATTAACTACGATAAGGATTCTTTTTCTGTCTCGTGGCAACAAAATGAAACATGGGAGTTATCTGTTACTGTACCAAGGACAAAAGGGAATCAGATAACCTTCGACTTAATCGATTATGAAAACTATGTTGTATTTGACGGTCAACAGTACTCAATCAAACAGATGAGATCATATGCTTCTGGGAGCCAAATATATAAAGACATCGTAGCCACCCACATTTATTACACCATTCAAGATGGCCGACAGTATGATACTGTTTCCGGAACAAAGTCGATTAATGACCTGTTGACTCATATTTTTAAAGCAGGAAATCGTGGATTCAGTTGGGAAGTGGTGGATCCCAACAATGTATTTTTAAAGAAAGAACAGGAGAATTTTGGAAACGATAATTATTTAAATCTCATCAATGAAATTTTGGAAGATTACGGTGCTGTTGTGATACCAAACAATAAGCACTTAGTATTTTATCCCATTTCAGAATATGGAAATATAACCGAACAACAAATCCGATATAAATATAATACGGATGAAGTGTCGTTTGATATTGATACTTATGCTTTGAAAACACAAATTAAAGGATTTGGTAAGAAAAAAGAAGATGGCTCATATTATTTTAATCCAATTACTTATACTAGTCCCGAATCAAAGAAATGGGGAATCAGGATACAAGGACCAATAGAAGACGAACGTTACACTATTCAAAATAATATGATTGAATATCTAAAACAGCAGTTACACGACTATCCAGATGTTTCAGGATCCGTAACACTAAAATGGGCCGTATCTCTTAACAAAGGGGATAAGGTCCTTTTTGTTTATGAACCTTTGAATATAAGTACCTACATTCAAGTTCTGGGAATTACTAATCATCCAGCTATCCCTAATAAAGCGCCAGAGATTGTATTATCAAATACCAAGAAAACAATAACTTCAATACTGGCGAATCTTGCTAAGAAAGGACTGATGTAAATGGGGTTAATTAAATTATTATCAAACAATATTGCTTTGAAGTGGAAAGAAACATTTAACCAAAATGTGGACTATCTAAATAATCTCGAAAAGAAACTATCTGATCAAGACAAATCAACGAACAGTCGAATCGATAATCTCGTGCTTCATTCAGGAGGCGAATCGCCGAATGAAGTGGTTGATGCTAGAGTTAACAATAAAGGGGAAGTTTTTGACACACTGCATGGCAGACTATTAGAACATGAAAATCTGTCGGACGAACAAATTAGCGAACTGAATACAAACATGGATAGTCAAAAAGAGCAAGTTCAACAATTGAACAAGTCTGTCCAACAGATTATTGGTGGGTATAGTGAGCCAATAAATATGTACGTTTCAAAAAACGGTAGCGATATTTCTGGTGATGGATCAGAAGAAAAGCCATTTCTTACCATCCAAACAGCAGTCAATAATATTCCTCTGATTACAACAGGTTCTATTACGGTTTGGATTGATAGCGGAGTTTACTTGGAGGATGTGATGATTCAGAATCTAAATTTTACATCCTTTTTGATTCGTCCCATAGATAATTTCAATGCTGTTGATCCCTCAAAAACAGATTTACCTGTCAAAGTTCGATCCATTTGTTTCACTGCTTGCAAAGGTTATTGTCAAGTTGCTGGAATGCAAATTGTGGATACAGCAAACGGAGCAGACTATGGAATCAGAAATGAGCAAAGTGGCTATATGGCAATCAATAGATGTAAATTCGCAGAGAACACAAAAACACTTGCAAGATATAATGCAGTTTATGTCGGCGGAACATCAAAGATTAATATGTACGGAGACACGACGTTGATTAACCAGAAAGTGGCAATTTACGCTGTATTGATGGGTGAAATTTTTGTCAGTGCGTTTGGTTCAGGAAACGACGTAGGAATTTTGTGCGAGAATGGCACTGTACGAGGAACTGTCCCTTCTTCTTTTGCCACAACCCCAACAAAAACTACTGGGTACGGTCTCGTCATCACTAAAGGGACGGTGTTGCAATAATGGTATACAAAACAAATGAATCGATCATCGTGATTCAAGCAGAAGCAACTAATCCAAACAGGACAGATGTTGTTTTTTGGTCGCATGATCGAGGAACAGCTAAGCTTCGAATGAAGTTAGTTCGGAAAAACGGCATCCCTCAAAGCTTACCCGAAGGAACAACCGTTCCAATTCGTCTGATGTTCCGTTCTGCGACTGCAGAAGGTGGATATGGTAAACATGACTATCTTGCGACAATTGATGATCGTGTAACTGGTATTGTGTCAATCGTGCTAGAAGACAACATTTTAGGTTATGTTGGAATTGTCGAAGGTAGTGTTTATATTGATTTCCCCAATGATCGATCACTAGATACAGCTGGTCGTTTTACTTTTTCTATCAAGCGGAGTCCAATTGATGATAGTACGCCAGAGCTAGAAGATTACTATTTTAATGGGTTCAGCCAGACAATTGATAAAATTGAGCAGATAGTTTCTAATGCAAAGACAGAAATTGATACTAAAGTGGCTGGGACAAAAAAAGAGTTTGATACAGAAGTTGAAAAAATTAAAACGTCAATCGGAGAAGCAAACCAATCTCTTACAACTCTGAATGGCGATATGACTGCACTTAGCGAAAAGATTACAGAAGCGGATCAACACTTTATAAATAAGGAAAGCGTTGAAGTAGGTCCTTTGATTTTCAAAAATACAACGATAACTACTCAAGATTGGAATAATATCACTGAAAGTGGTGTTTATTATTGTGCAGGTTCTTCGGGAATTAATGCACCATACACGGGCAAACTTTATGGATTACTAACTGTTTATAGTGAACAAGCAGTCACTATACAAAAATACGAATTTCAGAATTCTATTTACATGCGTACGTTTGCTGGTAATCCCGCAGCATGGGGAAATTGGAAAAAAGTTGCTTTGTCTAGTGAGGTGATGAATCTTACAGATCCGCAGACCGCACTTGGAGTAAAGAATTTTTCTGATGGTATTCAAATAGCTGGTGATCGTGTAGTTGGTGAAAATGAACATGTTGTATACACGCTAGATGCATCGAACAGCAAATCCTTCATTGATGGCTATGCAACATTTATTAAACACGGAAAAGAAGTTATTGTAAATGGTACAGTAAAGTTCAAAAAAACATATCCATTCGGCACAACACTCGAGGATGTTTTACCAGATGAATTTGTCGCAAAAATTGTTCATGGCATGCTTACAGGTCCGTCAGGAACAAGTAGTGTATCAAAAGCGATGTACGTGCGAAAAGACTTAGGAACAATTATTACGAATAGCGAATTTGCTGCAAATGAATGGTTTACATTCCACGGTAATTATTGGGTAGGGGAGAAATAAAAATGAAAAAAATATGGCAGTATGGTCGGACTAGTGGAAAAGAATTAGAGGTATCAGATGATTTTCCTATCCAAGTCCCATTTACAGATGTAGCACCGCTAAAAGATATTAAATTGGAAGATCAATTCTTTATTCCATCAGAAAATCGATGGAAAGAAATCATCAACGGACTTGATCGAGAAAAATTAGATAATCTTGCTTCGCTTTTTGCTGTTTTAGAAAAACAAAATTCAGTGTTTGAACAGCGGACGAATAGCTATAGCACACAATTAACTGATACTCAGTTAGCTTTGACAGAAGTGTATGAAACGGTGATCGGAGGTGAAAAAAAATAATGGGTACTATCTACGCAGATTTAATTATCAAGGGGCTGAAAACGATTGATGATGTTCCTGAAAGGCACAAAGAAGAAGTCCAAGCAATCTTGTCTCAATCAAACGAGGGATAAGATTGCTTTTTATTTATTAAGAAAGGAGGTCAAAACGATGGTAGTAGTTTATGCAACTTTGATTATTAAAGGAAAGAAAACAATTGGAGATATACCAAGCGTGATCCAGCAACAAGTAAAAGATGTTCTTATCGATATGGACTTGCCAGAATTAGCAGAATAGACGAAGCGTACTCGGATGAGTATTTTTTTATTTTAGGTAAAGGAGTTGTCACATGATCAATTTAGGGGAATGGGGAACAATCGCAGGATCAATTACTGCGATTGTTTCTTTGATTTTATTAGTAATAAGACCAGTCACTGCATCTTTCTCGAAGATTACTGAGACTCTTTCAAAAGTAAGCCACAATTTAGATTTGCTAACAAAAGATTTAGAAGCCAGCAAAAATGATCGACTTACGCTACACGAAGAACTGAAAAGTCACGATGAAAGATTAGATAAGCATGCAGAAAAATTGGCGGAACACACGCAACAAATCAAAACTTTGTTTAGGGAGAGAAGAAAATGAATAATAAAACGTTCGAAGTACTAAAATGGTTCGCACTGGTAATTATTCCCGCACTAGCTACTTTCGTGGGGTTAGTTGGTAAAGCGCTCAATTGGCAGTACACAGATATCTGTGTTGTCATCATTACTGGTTTTGGCGCGTTCTTAGGTAGTGTGTTGGGTGTATCAAATCGAACCTATAAAATGTTTTCGGCTGAAAGTGAAGAAGGAGGGACCAAATGAAAAAGAAAATTTTCGTAGGAGCCATTGTGGCTCTTTTTTGTTGCCGGTAAACGCATTTGCCTATAGTGTCAACGATGATTATAACCTAGCTACAAATCAGGGTGATTCAAGATTAGCAATCCCCAACAAAATTATTTTACATGAAATTGGGATAGATGCACCTGCAAGAAATGTAGCAGCCAACATGAAAAATAATTATAACGGAAGTAATCCTTATACCACAGATGTTATTGGTGACGGCGGAATTGTTTACCGTGTGGGTGAGCAAGGATATGTTTCTTGGGGAGCTGGTAATGCCAACCCCTATGCGCCTGTACAAATTGAGTTACAGCGCACATATGATAAAGCATTGTTTGAGAAAAACTATCGAGCTTACATTGATTATACAAGAGATAGTGCAAAAAAATATGGAATTCCATTAACTCTTGATCAAGGAACTTCTTTACTTACAAAAGGAATCGTTTCTCATTTGTGGGTGACAAATTATGTTTGGGGTAATCACACCGATCCATATGGGTACTTATCGCAAATGGGTGTCAACAAAGAAAAGTTAGCCTATGATTTGGCTCATGGCTTTACGGATGAAAATCCAACTACTTCAGATGATAAACCAGTCATTGATCCAACTAGAGCAGGTGCTGCAAATCCTACGCTGACAGATGGAACAAATTACGCCCACATTGATCAGTTCGGAGAAATCGAAAACGCAAACTTGCATGTGGCTGGATGGCACATTGCTAACTATAAATACGAGTACATTTTTATCATGGACTATAATACTGGCAAAGAGTTAGCACGAGTAAATGCTAATGGCGTTTCACGTCCAGATGTAAACCAATCTTATGGGACATATGGAAACGTCGGTTATCATGTATCATTCAACATGCGTAATTTCTCTAACAAGAAAGTATACGTTATGATGCGTGCTACAAATGATCCAACAGGAAATACTAAAGGTGGAGTACAAGATTTTCATGACAAGCGTTGGTATTTAAATATTCCGCGAAGATAAAAAAGCCCCTCGATGAGGGGTAGTACATATAGTTTTCAATATAGTTGCTAATATTGTTAGCTAATTGGTTAGCAAAGCTGTATACAAATTTAGATAGTAAAAATACGGTTTGTTCTTTATATACATGCACTTTCATTATTGATTTATTATCAGATATACTAACAAAATTGCTAACAAAATTAGCTGATTTTTTAGCCATTTCTCTTGTACAATTAAACCAATGATGGTATATTGAACTTACAGTAAAGGAAAGTTAAAGCGTAAAATGATGTATGATTGTTTTGTACAAGTACATTATTTTGACGTGTTTTTTCCTATATATTTTTTGCGTAGGTACATAAACGGAGGCGATTGTTATGGCTACTAAAAGTTTTCAATCTGATTTTAAATTCAACGCTAAATCAAGTGTAAAGCTAGTCAATGCTATTGAAAAATCAAAAAGAGTAGATCATAGTATTAATCAAAGTGTAAGCACTGTAAGAGATAAAGACAAAATTAATAATATTATGAAATCTTTTCTCGGAAAGTAGGAAACTTTAATGGCGTTAACAGTATTACCTTTGTTGGATTTACTTAATTCTGATAGTACTGAAGAGGAGATAAAACATCTCCTTTTTTCTTTTGAATGTAAATCTCTATCTTTTGGAGCTAGTGATGTAGAATACTTTTTACATAATAAAGCTATAAATTTTGAAAAAATGGATATGGCTCGTACTTATTTAGTATTAGGTACATATCAAAAGAAAACTTATTTAGCAGGTTACTTTTCAATTGCTAATAAACCTTTAATTATCCCAAAAAAACAATTTAAAACTATAAGTAATTCTTTAAAGAAGAGATTAATGGGGTTCGGTCACAAGACGGATATGAAAAACTACGAGTGCAAAGGCTATTTATTAGGGCAGTTGGGAAAAAATTATAGTGATATAGCTAAGAAAGCGAATCTACTTTCAGGAAATGATTTATTAACTTTAGCATATGAAAAAATTAGTCAAGTCCAGACTCCTGTGTAAAATGCTATACAATGTTTTTACCATTTCTACTTATCAAAATTGATGTATTTTCTTGAAGAATAAATCCATTCATCATGTAGGTCCATAAGAACGGCTCCAATTAAGCGATTGGCTGATGTTTGATTGGGGAAGATGCGAATAATCTTTTCTCTTCTGCGTACTTCTTGATTCAGTCGTTCAATTAGATTGGTACTCTTTAGTCGATTGTGGGAATTTCCTTGTACGGTATATTGAAAGGCGTCTTCGAATCCATCATCCAATGATGCGCAAGCTTTTGAATATTTTGGTTGATCGATATAATCATGAATCAATCGATTTTTAGCCTCACGCGCTAAGTTAATATCTGTGAACTTAAAAATTCCTTTAACAGCTTCTCTGAAAGATTTTGAATTTTTTTAGGAATGGTGGTAAAGATATTTCTTAGGAAGTGAACTTGGCATCTTTGCCAACTTACGTTGGTGAAGGATTTTCTAATGGCAGAGACTAATCCTTTGTGCGCATCAGAAATAACGAGTTCCGTACCTTGTAAACCGCGTTCTTTTAGGTATTCAAAAAATGTTGTCCAGGTCTCTTCGCTTTCGCCACTTTGAATCATGAAGCCGATAATTTCACGGTCGCCATCTTTGGTTATTCCAATCGCTATATGACAGCTTTTTGAGAGTACTCGATTTTCTTCTCGTACTTTTATATAGAGTACATCGGTCATTAAGTAAGGATAATTTTTTTCTGATAATAAACGATTCTGCCACTCGTTAACCATAGGTTCTAGCTGTTCTGTTAAGCTAGAAACGAAGGACTTAGAGACGGATTTACCACAAAGTTCTTCCACAATTTTTGATACTTTACGAGTTGAAACGCCTGATACATACATTTCCAACATTGAAGCCATGAGGGCTTTTTCGTTTCGTTGATAACGTTCAAACACTGTGGGTGAAAAATGGCCATCACGTGTTCTGGGTACTTTTAATTCTAGCGTGCCTACACGTGTCGTAAAGCTGCGCTCATAATAGCCATTTCGTTGACTTTGTCGGTTTTCTGTTCGTTCATATTCTTTTGCTTGAATATATTCTGTTCGTTGATTTTCCATTAGTTGATTAAATACCGTTGTTAAAATATTTTTAGAAACGTCATCCTTTACAGAATATTCAATAATGCTTTGAATCTCTTCGCTTTTCAGTGTAAAATGTACTTGGGTCAT